CCGACAGTGCGTGTGTCATTGACTCAACTGGGGAAGTATCGAAAGTTCTGTCAATCGCAGATTTCGCTTCGCCCAGCCCCTTGTTGAGCTGTGAGGAATCCGCGCCAATCTTGATTATCATATCTGTAATTGTTCCCATGCTTTCTCCTTTCCCCGGCTAAGCAATGCCGAATTCTTTTTTGAGTATTTCTAAATCCTCTTTGTTTTTGTCTTTTGTGCGCTGCTTTCTTTCTTCCTTCGATACCCACAAACCATCGTAAATATCCTGTGGAGTAGGTGCTTCCTTAACATGCGGGGATATCATCCAAGCGACGAAATACGCGCGCCTCATGTCTTCGTCCTTCCGTCGCAGCTCGTACCCTTTGGCAAGCTTCTCAAACTCTCCGGGCTGAAGCTCTTCGAACTCATCCGGCTTTATGCCGATAACGTATGCAGTCTGCTCAGCTTCTTCCGCCCAGTCCTTGAAGCTTTCTATTTTTCGTCCGCAGACGTCTGCGGATTTGGCACTTCGGGAGTCGTCCCCTTTGTGAAAAGCCCCGATGCTGTTATTGCTTCGATGATATGTCCATTGATTTCGTCAAGCGTGCCGCCGGCCTCGCAATATTCGTCAATCCAATCGTAAGGATCCTTGTCCCCCAGCTCCTGCAGGCCGTGTTTTATTCCTGCCGCTGTGAAATCAATGTTTGCCTGATTAACTATACCCTTGATTCCGCTTGCAAGCAGATACAGAATAGAGCGGCCCAAGGACCGCTCCATACCTGCCAGCGAGCGAATCGAGAACATGAGTGTATATTTTTTATTGCCCTGTTCGAATTCAATCGCTTTTTTCATATTTCACCTCACGGAGTTGTATCGTCGTCGGCTGCAGGTGTCTGTGTCTCTGCCGCCGTAACAGCGCTGATTGCTCCAATGCCTGTCAGTGTCGAGGACACTGTGGCGACGCCATCATGTGCGACCTCTTTCGAGAACGCTGTGACAGCGGCCCAACCGGTCTGATAGGAGCCGTTCTTGTACACAATCTTGACATTCAGCTGCTTATCCTCACGGAAAGCATATTCCATTGCCTGCAGTCCCGAATCGTTCATAATCAGCAATCCTGTGTAGGAAATGCTCCATGATTTCAATCCTGCAATCGTTGTAGTCCAACCGCCTGACGTTTTATGCGAGGCGTCAATGGATGATGCCGTTTCGGACAGCGGAGAATTACGCTGGCCTCCAACAAGAGTCCATGTCGCTGTTTTATCAGTGCCCGTATTGATGTAGAGCAATGTGTCTTTACCTGCCTCTGCTACTCCCGTGTCCGGGTTTGTGGGCAGGTTAGCAAGTGCTTCTGCTGTTAATGCCATGTTTCAATCATCCTTTCGTTAATGTGAATAGTGCTGTGATAGTACCGTGATATCCAGTGATTTCCTCAGGATACGTCTCCACCATATCTATCACTAAATCTGTTACTTCATATCCTGTAACGTTCAAGCTTTCGCCATACGCTGACAAAAGGCTTGATATGTCGTTCAGAATTTCATTAACCTCTTTTCGCTGGTTTGGAGCTCCCCATACTTCAATGTTCATGGAGCACGCCCACATAATCACGCTTTTATTTAAGAGAGGTTTCGCGGTATTGTTCCCGAATGTAATATATGGGAGGTCTGCGCCTTCCGGCGCGTCCCCTCCATATACAGGCCTGTTCTGTCCGTTTTTCAGAAGCGAATAGAGCGCCTGTTGCAGAATGATAATCGGAACTTCACGGATAAGTATCATTTTTTCTCTACCGCCCTTCTTATGGCTTCCTCAATCTTCGGCCTTTCCTGCTCAATAGCAGGACGCATAAAAGGCTTTTTCGGCATCGCTCCCGCCATCCACGGGCCTTTTCTCACACTGCCTCCGATTACCATTGCTCGTTTTCCGGGCCGATTCTGTACGAGTCTCGGCTTTGTTCCGAATTCAACGAGATGTCCATGCGGAGCTGTGGAACGGACATTTCCGCCCGCCGTCGTCCCTGTACTTGTAATAGACATCTTGATTCCGGCGCGAAGATTTCCCGTTCTTCCTCCGGGTGCTTTTGTGACTGCTGCTGTATGCACAGCTTTAACTCCAGTTTCAATTGCCTTTTTTATCCTCTCTTGTGCCTCTCTGCCGTATTTTTCTATGTCCTTGGTACATTTATATACGGCTTCCTCAATATTAGCGTGTATGGCCCTTCCTGTTCGTCTCATGGCATCGCCTCCGCTGACCGTGTAGTCAGCGTGATTTCCCCCGAGACTGAACGGTCAATATGAAGAACCTCGTACATTTCTCCCTTGTACTCGACACGCCATCCTTTACTGATATCCTTCCTGCTCCGCAGGGTAAAGCCCTGTGTGAGCATCAATGCGTCCGCGCTGCCTATCATGTTTCCCGTTTGGATGCGAGGGCGCCGTACCTGCGCCCACGCTTCCGCCCGTTCAACCCAGTCATAGGTTGCTCCGAATCCCGCATCCTCTTCCGTGACTACATGCTCATACAGTTTTATCCTTTCAGACAATCCTCCGATGTTCATGTGCTCACTCTCCATCCGGCCATAACTGCAGCTGTCTGATAAGAGATTCTATAATCCTTCCATAAGGATGAACCTCTGCGCCGCCCTGGTTGCGATGTTCGAACATATCAGCGATGACAGCCAGCTGTACCATTTCGGCTTTCGCCGCAAACGTGGCGTCCTGCAGCCTCTCAGAGTATGAATCTACGGCTCCGCTCAGATATGCCTCGCTCGTCGCTATTAAACGCTCAATAAGCGTATCTTCGTCGTCACAGTCTATACGGAGATAGGCTTTCGCATCGCTCAAACCGATTGCCATCGTTATCACCTCTTACCTTATACGAGAACCTTGTATGCGTTCATTGCGTCCGTATCGTCCTCTACGACATCGAAGCGCTCAATAGCACGGACAAGTGTCGTGTTCTTGGTGAAGCCTGCCTGATCGGAGACTGCAATCTCAACGCCTGAACGCTCGAAGAATGCCACAAAGTCCGCCATCGCGCCGACATAGAACGGATATACCTTCTTGGTAGCAGAGGAAACCGTCTCTGTTCCTGTCGGGAGCAGCGTGTTCGAAAGAACGACGATTTCTTTTCCACGGAAACGATATGTATCCGGCGCAGCAACATCAGGAACAAGCAGCGGGCGATTCTGTCCGTCTTCAAGCTCGGACATCCATTCGAAGCCGTCCTGATTTGTGAAGATGCGGGCATCAGCATAGTAGACAGGGCTGATATCAACGTTGAGTGCTTTTGTGAGGCCTTTATAGCCCGTGATAGCCGATGCCGTCAGCTCTGTGCTGAGCAGGTCGAGGATAGCTTTGTTTTCGGTGTTGACGGCCTTGCGTGCAAAACGACGGCCGATAATCGCCATGAGGTTTACGTCTGCATCCGCCAGCAGAGTATTGGATACAGGAATGATATCGCCGTAGTCCTCGATGTTGTATGCCAGCTGTCCGAATGTAATATCATCAGACTCGATGGTGTTGATTTCCTCGAAGCTTGTAAGACGTCCGCTCTCTGCTCCGAGTGTCGGCATCTTGCCCGTCATGGAGGATACCAGCTGCACATTGCAGTAGTCTTTCAATGCTGTGTAGTCCTGGCGATACTCGCGGAGCATAGCAATATGCTCTTCCGGAACAAGATAGCCGCCCTTATTCGGAGTATGCTCTGCCTGTCCCGGAGTACCTACTGCGTTAATGAATGCGCGTTCCTCGTCTGTCAATGTCTTGCCGAATACGAGCTTATTGAACACACGATTCTTCATAATGCTGTCGGACACCTTGGATGCGCCTGTCGGAGTTGCAACGCTCTTGAAATTACAGAACTCAGCCTCTTCAATAGCAACCTGCGTCTTATAGTCGCGGACAGCGTCTTTAAGTTCAGCGGCAGCCTTTACGGCATCATCGTAGCGTTCCTCCTGCTGGAGCTGTTCAACCTTAGTCTTGAGCTCGTCAACAATCTTTTTCATTTCATCAGATTTTCTCATTACAGTAATTCTCCTTCCGTAAGTGCGAGCTCAATTTCGGCCCGCTGTGCGTTAATATGATTTTTCTTTATATCTTCCGACGGCGCCGCGGTCGCCTTCGGCTTGATATCGTCAATACTCAGCTTTGCTGCGAAGCCCTGCGGCATATTGTCGCTAATCCTCAGCAATACGTCACCTGATACACACGCAGCAGTTTTTGTCGCCTCGACAGTCTCGATATTGAACAGCTCCCGCGCCTTGTCGCCCGTGAGCCATGTCGTATCCTCAACCATCTGGTGAATCTGTTCCGGCGTAACGCCTTCACGCGCTGCAGCGCAGTAAGTCGTTTCGAGCCCTTCCTGAATGACGTCGAGCGTTTCAATCATGTGCCGGAAATCATTGGCATCGCCCGCCAGTGCACAGGACGGCTTATGAATCATCAGATAAGCATTGGACGGTATTCTTCGGGTATCAGCCGCAAAGAATATCTGTGTAGCAATAGAGCACGCCCAGCCATCAACGACGGCTGTCGTATGGCCTTTGTGCCTTGCAATCATATTTGCAATCGCCACTCCGGCCGGAACGCTTCCGCCGTCTGAATTGATGTATACCGTTAAATCCTTGTCGCCGATTTCGTCGAGCTGCTTCTTGATATCGCCGGGCCACTCATATCCTGCATCAGCGTCCCAGGCTTCCAGCATTCCGCCCATGTCGTCGTCAACAATGGCACCGCTGATATAGATTTCAGCGGAATCCTTATTGTTTTTAATTTTCAGCATCAGTGTTTCCTCCTTTCCCGGCGTATGCGATGCCGATGTCTTCAAGCTTCACATAAGAGCCGTTAATTATATGCACATCTCCGCCAGTACACGGAGGCATATCCAGTTTT